AATAACTACTAGAGTTTATACTGGCCCTACTAGATATTTACACTATTCTTTCTCTCCAACTAAGGCTAATCTACTGTATAATGTATATGAACACTACAATACAGAATCTATTAATGGTAAAGGCGGCTTTGCTGAAACAATTGCTATTGATTCATCAAGAGTTTTACCTAAAAAAATTAAAGAGTTTACTCCATATAGAGTAAGACATACTATTCATAGAGGAGACTTAGATGAGTTTAAGCCACTAAAAGCAACATATAGTTCAACTAACTCAACAAACAACTTTAATTTTAATACTGATTATAACCTAGAAACAGTGTTAAATGCAGGTGATGAAGTAAAGATTGATAATACAATACTCATCGTTTCTACTTTCGGCTCGCTGTCGTCGGGGGTGCAAAGCATAGCGTTTAGAGGCGAAGTAAGGACTGAAAACGAAGGGGCTTTTGCTACCGCTACGGTTTCCCCTACTGCGGGCGCAAGCCTCCACAGAAGGGCATATAACGCAACTGACGGCACACTTATGCTTGACATATCTCTCCTTAATGGGCGTTTTTCTAAGATGTATGTTTCTTTCTCTTCTTTTAACAATCATGGTAGATTTGCGACTATTACAGCCTGTGATGGAGAAAAAGGACTGATAACTTTATTATTTGATAATGATAGTTATACTCCTAAAAACTATTTAAGTGGCGAGTATTTCTTATATATTGAAAGGTTTAATGGTGAGATTGAAAATATTGGTTTGAGTAAGGAACTAGGTCAGACGCAAATAACAATAAAGGGTAGAGATAAGTTTAATAAATTATTATCTCCTATTATTAACTTAAATACATTATTTACTGAAGACATTATTTATTCTAGCAATAGCCCTTATAATAAATTGTCACAGATTGATTCTACTACGCTATCAATCGCTTTAGGAGCCACAACAAAAGCAACAGGGATAGCAGTTTCAGCCTTTGATATTGTCCCGACAACAGGGGATAAAATATTTACAGTAAATGGTTATATTGGAGAAATAACTTCTACTTCCGGCGACCCATTAACAATTAATTTTACTGCCGCATTAACTCAAGTTAATTCAGAAAAAATTTATATTGATACTGAGAAAAATTATATTCTCTCAAAGGCTCTTAGTTCTTCTCATTTAACAACCAATAAACCTTCAAGCCTTTTAGGTTCGGCAAATAAAGGAATTATTTTTTCATCAGGAACAAAACTAAACGCTGATGGAACAGATGGAGTTAATTTACCTAAAACTAGTTTAAATACAATTGTTGGTGCTGAAGGATATGCTATTAAAAGTCCTTCCACACTATTAAGTGATAACCCTTTTCAAACATTATTAGCAGACGAACATGGTAGTTCGCCTAATGCCGATTTTGATGTTGTAAATACTTTAATAGATTTTGAAGTAATTAATGTAACTAAAAAGGATAACAAAAATATTATTGAAATGGCTCCATATGTTCCAATTACATTAGGTCGCTCGGTTGAATATAATAATAATGTGGCTGATGCTACTATAACATCTTTAGGAACTATTTCAGCGCCAAGCACCACTTCTGGATTTTTTAAAGTAGATAATGCTAGTGTTTATAATGTAAAAAAGGGAGATTCAATATATTCTGGAACTATAGATGAAATTACACCTGTTCTTGAATATTTTCAAGGTATAGTAAGAAAAGTAGATATTGAAACTGTTTCGGCTGGTGTTTCGGCAACTATTCATTTAGATAGAAATCTACAAGGTTTTATTGCTGGAAAAACTGCATATTTAGTGACTAAAAAGAACCATGAATTAACAGTAATTAACGGGGCGCATTTATGGGGAGGAAAAATATTAATTCAGCCTCACCCTACTTTTATATCAACTGGTTTAGTTCCTATAAATATTGATAATACAAACGGGGCATCCACTATGGATTATAATACTAAATATGGACAGCCGTATTATAGAATATATGATGTAGGGTTCGGTAATTTTGGGGCAAATATTCCTATTATTAAAGATGACTCCGGTTCTCCTTTTCATTCTTTTAATCAAAAAGGAAGTAATTACACTAGATTATTAGAATCATTTAAATTTAAACCCAATACTACTACTGAAAATTTAACTTCTTTTGGTAAAACAGATAGTTTATTCAGAACTTGGCCTTTGGATTATAGAGGAATCACTAGCGTTTTAGGTTCTAATTTTAATGAATCTAGGGTTCATGAAACTCTTCCCGAAAATTGGTCTATAACACCCACAGACACTATTAGACAAAATTGGCTACTAGGTAAATCAAAACTACAACATATTGACGATTCAGCATTAAGAAACTTTTTATACATTACAGGAGATTTATTACCTTACTCTTCTTTAAGAAGCGATAGTATAATGCACGAAAGCGGTAATGCTATGACTAAAAGCCTTTCTAAATATAAGATGCTATTATTAGAAAATAAAAATATAAAAGACACTTCTATCATAGAAGGACATAGAATAGGTCTAAGCGATACTAATTATCAAACTCTTAATTTTTCTACGGAACAAGATTTATCTACTCTTAAAAGATTTGGACTAATGAGATTAACTGAAGTATGTTATGATTTTATGTTTAATCCTATAAATCCTGAAAAACCAATCAAAAAACAATTATCTGCTCCACAAAATGTTACTTTTTATGCTTATGATATTGTTTCTTTAGGAACTATTTCTATTGACGACCAAGAGATTACTTTTTCTTCTGCACCGAGTCCTGCTTTAAGTAGTGGCGACCTTCTTTATGATGATAAGGGAAGACTTATTGGAGTAATTGATAGTGGAAGTGGAACTGAATATGATACAGACGGACATGCCTATTTAACTAATAATGGTGCGGCCGTGACTACTGCGTATAAAGTCACAATAAAATCAGGAACAGACATAACTTTAAGAGGGCGATTAAATAATGATACTTTGTATAATTTACAATCTGGATATTATCATCCTCTAAAAGCAGCAGTAGTTCCTTCTACTGGTAATTTAGGCAAAGGCTCTAGTGATAGAGTAAGAATATTTAATGATGACACTGATGTTTTTACTGCTAATCAAGAAGTTTATAGCCCTATTATTTTAGCAAAAGGAGCCGAAAATGCTATGACAGTAATAGCGGCTGCGGAAAACTTTACATCAACTGTTATATGGGATTTTTGTCAAGGAAAAGATACTCATGCGGCTATGATAGGTTTAATCTTAGATAGATTCCAAATAGAAAATGGAGGGAAATACCAAGTAGTTGCAGGACAAACTACTCAATTATTTACTGATGGTGACAATGAACAGATTTTATCAGACCATGCTGGCAGTTCAACTAATAAAGATACACACCTTGTTTTAGAATCGAGTTCTCATTTTAAAGATTACGCAAATACTGATTCGGGAACTTCTGCTCCATCATCAACAAGTGATAACCCTAAAGCGGCTGATGGCGCATATATGGTATTTAAACCTAGACTCTATGTAAGAGCGAATACTGCTTCTAATCTTACTTCTTCTAATGGAAACTTAAAATTAAATGTTATAATAATTGATGATGCTTTAGGAGTATATGATAATCACTTTTTAAAGCATATTGATTTAACTGGGTGTTACTTGGCTAGCGAACACGGCAGACATACAAGTGCTTTTGCACAGACTACTGGGAGTAAAACCGTTAAAAGAAGCAGTAGTGAAGTTGAACCGACTCAACTTATTCATGTTATTTCTCATGAACCGCACCCTACTACTACAAAACAACACCATCTTATTACTGATATTGAATTAACTGTTGGAAAAGCATACAGAATACTTCAGCCGAATGAAACTTGTTTGTATGACTTTATGCCTAAAAAAATTGATATGAATGTTATGAAATCATCTTATACTAAAATGCCAAACAGTAATAAAGTTTATGACATTACTGAAGGATATTTCTTTGTAGAAGGAATAGACGGTGATTTCGCAGATAAATCATACAAGGATGAAGGAGCACTATCAATGTTTGTTTTTGTTGATACAGATAAGCAATCTACTAATAGTGATTCTTTAGTAATAAGAGATGGAGGAACATTTATTGATGATTTATCATTAGATGATGCTCCTGTTCCTTTATTCTTCAGTGATGGAGATAATAACAAAAAAATAAATGTCACCTTTAGTCGTGACTCTCTATTCGCAAGCATGGAATTATCCGACACTATGAACGCAAAGGGAGTAGTTTCTGCTTCCGAATCATTTACTATAGAATCAAACCAAGAATTAAAAATAAACCCTAAAAGAGCATGTATTGGCGCTACTGTAAGTGTTGGATTAGAAGGAGATGACTTAATTAATGAACTTTTTGAACAAGAAGGAATTGAATTTGAAATTACATCTAATGTTCTTGCTCCTAAATACCTTGCTCCTGACTATCAAGGAGTAGATTTATATTCTGCTATTAGGTATATTTTAGAGAAAAAAGATATGAAACTTCTAGAAGAAAATAATGTCTTTAAAATTGTTCCTGACAATAATTCGGAAAACCAAACTAATATTATTATTGATGATAGTAGGGACTTCTTAATTTATGAATTTGAAAAGGTATCTACTGTCTTTGATTTTTATAACGAGATAATTGTATATGGAGGAGCACATAAATCTATTCGTAAAGACATTCGTTCTATTCAAAAAAGAGGTA